GCACCGCTGTCTCCCGACATGAGTTGTTCATAGGACTGTTCTGACACACTCTTGAGGCTTAGAATCCAGTTAAGAATGTCTAATTGACCTCGTTTTAGGTGTAATTCAGTTTCATTCTGAATCGGGAGAACTTGATTGAGTGCATCAAACATCTTCTGTGCATCGTCCATCAAGTCCTGCCAACCAGGTGTTGAAAACAGGCTAAACCTGTCCTCGTAATACTTCTGTAACTCTTTATCTACCATTCTTTGTCCTTTTGTTGGAGAATGTTGTATTAAAACCACATTATTTCGTCAGTCTACCACAGCTTACAGAAAAAGTCAAGCTATTTCTTACATATTTGACTGTTTTTGCATCTGTAGTTCTACAATCTTGCCTTTGTTGTCAATGTCTTTCTCTTTTAACAACAACTCAGCAATCTTGGCTCTCTTTTCAAACTCATTGTCTTGGTTTTGACCATCAATGTTGGTAGAAAGTGAGCTGATTACCTTGGCTCTTAGCTCTTCAGGCATCAATTGAGTCTCTACAGCAGTCTTTTGAGCCTCTGCTTGGTCTCTCATAGCACGAGCTTGAAGTGACTGAGTAGTAGCTTGTGACTGCTCTATCTGTAACTGCTGTGCCATCTGCTGCATTTGCTGTGCTTCAGGGTTAGGTTGGCTCATTTGGTCTAAAGTAGCCATCAATTCAGCACGATTAGCCAAGCTAGAGTTACCAATAATACCTTTCAACAACACTGGTAATACAGGTGTATCAGGTCCTAAAGTCTGTAGCAAGCCAATCATCTGTGCTTGTTCGTACTCACGAGCCATAATACCTAATGAACCAGTTGGTAAGAACTTGAAGTCAGCAGAAGGATAACGCTCAGGGTCAAACTGCATATAGCGTTTGTCAAAGTACGCTTGTACTTCTTGATGATGCCAGCAACAGCCATAGACATACCAGCAGCTGAAGCATCACGAGAAGCTTGAGACACTACACCTTGGCTGTCCAAAGTACCAGTGGCTTGCAACAACATTCTTTCAAACTCTTTAGCAGTTGCAGCGTTGTTCTGACTTGTTTCACCGAACTTGAATGGGAATAGAATCTCTGAAGGAGAACCATTAGTAAGAATAGCTTTACCAGGTTTAACTTCAAATCTTGAACCACGAGGTAAGCGAGTAGCGTCCATCGCAATCATCGGAGCTGTGGTCAATGCCAAGCTGTCTAAGTGACTGCGTAGCTGTGCATCAATAGCTTTTTGCATATTGTATGCTTTTTCTACTGTACCACGACCCCAGAAGCGGTTAGGCACTGTGTCATCTTGGTAAGCCACAACAGGACGGTCTTCCATCATGTATGGATTCTTTTCAGCTTTGAGCAACAAACCATCGTTAGCAATAACGACAATGGCTTCTACCAAACCTGAGTAGTTGTCAGCTGTAGAATCTTCAGGGAACAAGTCAACAACCTCATCACCTTCGTTCTCTAACTGCTCTAAGTATTCACGAGGAACAAGACCATAGTAAGTCAATAGCTTTACTTTGTCATCTTGGTATTGTGTAATCTCTTGTGTAGGCTCTAAGTCGTCATCCACACCGTATGGACCGATGTCTACCTTACGATAGATACCTTTTTCCATACCTTCAACAATCTTGTGAATAGACACAAACTTCTCAACAGCAACGCCCATTGCATCATCCACTGATGTAGCGTTAGGGTCAATCAAGAAGTTCTTTGGGTTCACAGGTACATACTTCACACAGAAGTAATCTTTCTCTTGTACACCGTAAGCAGCTTGCTGTGAGCCAGGGATAGGCATTGTTGATGGAATAAGCTCTTTCTCTTGCTTAACAATCATCTCACAAATACCAGTACCATAAATCTCAGCCATTAATTCAACTTGGTCAACAGCTTTTTTAATTTTACCTTTGTTGTCCATGTCTTCTTGTAGCTTCAACTTCATCTCTTCTACATCCATTGGATTACCGTTGTAGTCCATGATGTCATCAGAGATGTCAAAGTATTCACCGTTACCAAAGATTGCTTCAACAATCTCAGCATGGCGAGTTTCTACAGCTTGTTGTGTAGCAGGAGAGATAATACGGCTACGCTCTGAGTCACGAGTTTTGTCTTCTGCAGCCCACTGACCACGGAAGATACGCTCGTATTCTTTCCAATCTTCTAAGTAGTTGGTGTCCCGATGGTCTCTCCAACGGTCACAGTGTGATACAACAAACTGTGCTAACTCGTTGTCAGATTCAGTAGGGGTTTCCCACTGTACATTGGTTTGTTTCTCAGCCATGTTCTTCCTTTGTATTAATAGCCACTTACAACATCTAAGGCTTCCCAGTCATCTTCATCATCGTCTGCGAAGTAACTGGTCACCGCCAATTGGTCAATATAGCTTAAAGCGTCTGGTAAGTCGTCATGTACTCCAGGTGTAGGAAACATCAACAACTGGTCAACAAACTCATCAAAGTCTTCTTCAGCATTCAGAACAACTCTGCCATGCTCAAAACGACCCTGTAAAGCCCAAACAACTCTGTCTACCTTCTTCTTATTACCGTGTGTCAAATCTGCAATGTGTGCGTAGCAGTTGTTCTTTCGCATCAAATCACTGAGGTACGGTAACACTGCATTCTTCAGAGCACCTCGTTCAATACCGACTGCCATTGGCTCATATTCTCTGATGTTCTTTAAGATGTTTACTGAGGTGGTCTGAATATCCCAGCGACCCGCTTCAATCTTATCCACATACCATACACCATCATCAGTGACTTTGACTACAGCAATCGCTGATTGGTCTAGTCTCTTCTTACTGTTACCAGCATTCTTAGCCACTTCTTCAAAGCCTGATAAGTCCACTGCGATGTACCAAGAACCGTGAGTAGGCTCTTCACCAAACTTAATCCATTCTTCTTTGAACAACCCTGCACCAGCGTTGTTGAAGGAAGACATATATTCCTGATTGAACGCAAAGCTGGACAGAGTCCTTTTAGCAGCTTCAATCTCTTTCTTGTCTATCGTCTCATTGTCAGCCGTGGTAAAGTGCCAAGACTTCCAATCTTCATCTTCTCCACTTTGTCCTAACTGATACCAGTCATAGAAGTGGTTTCTTCCTGACGGAGTAGAGATGAACATAGCTCTACCTTTTTTATCAGACAAAGCAGCACGAAGTACCTTCTCCCAAATCTCTGGCTTAATAAAAGCTACCTCGTCCATTACCAAGTATGTCAAAGACACACCACGGAGAGAGTCTTGGTTATCAGCACCACGAACTAATATCTTACGACCATTAACAAGAGTAATCTCTAAATTGTTAATGTGTGCAGACTTGATAATAGGACGACCTAAGTCCATCAACAAGTCCCACATAATCGTTCTTGCTTGTCCGAGTGTCGGTGCAACATACATCACACTAGAACCCTCTGGACAATTCAAACCTTCAATCAACAGCGTAACTGCAGATAATCGTGACTTACCGCAACGACGACCAGCAGCAATAACCTTAAATCGTGTAGGGTCTTTGAAGACCTCTTTCTGCCAATTCAGCAATGCGAAGTTAAGTTCAGCCATTGCTTGTATCCTCTACATCCGTAATACTAGCTTCAATGACTTCTGCAGTTTCTACAGTAGGACTATTGATACCTGTAATGTTAATACTAATCTGTGGAACTGAACCACCCTGTTTATCTTTATCAAAGTAAGACAAAGGTAATACCCTGTCAATACACATCTTTAGAGCTGCACCCTGAACTGGATGACCATCCGTCATGGCAATCTCTACAATCTTATTAATAACTTTATCGCCTGTGGTTGCTAACAACCGTGCTTTCAACTCTGCTATACGACCTGAATCACCAGCAGGTCTACCGACAACACCTCTACTACCCTTCTTCTTAGCTTTGACAGCAGCTTTAGGAGGTCGTCCTTTACGGACTTTTACTTCGTTAGTGTCAGACATCGTATCCTTTACCCCAACTAAGGGAAGACAAATTAAAAACTTTAAGACCTATATATCTATATAGACCTCTGTAAGTGCTTTTCGATATTGCTATCGACTTATTTATAAGAGGTTACTACTTCTTGTTGTTCGTAACCTAACCTACGGTAGTCTCTATATGGTGTCTCCCGACAGGGGGCTGTATAGATACTATATAGTGTGTGTTGCTGTTTGTTCAATGTAGGCGAGTGTAGCATACTTTTGAGAGTTTGTCAAGCATTATTTTATACTATATAGACCTAAAGAGTACATCGTCTACAGCGGACCTTCATAGACATTATAGGTACTCCGCAAGACCTAAAGTGTGCAGTGTCCATCACAGCCTTTATTACTTTCTTGTCTAAAGACATTATTGCTTTATTATTCAATAGCATATGACGCAGTGCAATATAGTCTATTTTACCTCTTTTGTGAGCTGTAGAGCCTACCACAACATTACAACAACACAGTCACCCCCACCCCCCTATGTTAGTCTATACTAACTTTATAGACCTTCATAGACATTATAGATAATGATAATGATTCTCAATAGCCTGTGGTGTGTATGGCGATGTTGCACCTATACAGACCAACATAGTCAGTTAAGACCAGTACTAAGTTAGTCAGCACTAACATCACAGTCATTATAGGTCATAGCTAAATGATAATGATTCTCATTTGAGTCTTGTATAAGACATAAGATATATTAGTCTAAGACTATCAGAACCAGGATAACGATAGAAATAATTGTTTAGGTTGTAAGGTTGTTGTAAGGTTCAGAGCCTAAACTGTTTACATGGATAAGACGAAAGGAAACAAGATGACAAAGCAACAAACAATCAAGAGGCTCACATACTTACAAGGCATGATTGTAAAGTATGCTCATAGGTGGAACCAGAGCGACAGGCTAGATGCTTGGGTCTGTGAATACAACTTAATCAGAGATGAGCTTTACGGCTGGGAATCAACACCAGAGCAGAATGAGGTTTGGTTTGAGTTCTGCAACATCACCAAAGCAACGACAGGACACACAGGCTACGATTGTTTGGCTTAGTCAGGTTCTTGTAAGAATCATCAATTACAGTATCACTAACAACACAGGAGAAACACAATGTTCACACTATATTACAAAACAGAAGACCAAGCACCTTGGAAGGTTGAAGGCTCTTACGATTCAGAATCAAAAGCCCAAGCTAATGCCTGGGAGTTATTAACAGATGGCTATATTATCAAAGTAGAGGAAGAGTAAAACATGAAACAGAAACTTATTAACCTAGCAATTAACACAGTAGTTTTATTGTCATTGGCTAGTGCCTTTGGCTACTTGTTCGCAGTAGCACTTACACAGACTAACTAAGGGGTAAATCATGCACACAGGCACAAATGCAAAAGCAAAGCCACAGTTTGAGGGTCAGATAGTTAAGTTTAAATCGCCTCATGCTGATGTTGTTCTATACGACATTGCAAAGCTAAACACCAAATACAATCGCTTGGAGTGGTGGGCTTTAAACGAGCCTACAACAGAGCAAATGCAACAGGCTACACAAACTAACTAACACAGGAGTATTAACCATGAGCAATCAAGACCAAAACAGACTATTAGACCAAGTGCAATACATCGCCAACAGTATCAGCAATGGATACTATGACAAAGACTATCTTGAAGTAAGACAGGAAGATAACATAGATGAGCTTAACACCTGGCACATTATCAATACGGAAACAGATGAGGTTTTAGATAATGAGTGGTTCGAAACAGAGAAAGAGGCTCAAGACTATCTTGATGCTCACCAGGGTGTTTTAATGTCAGCTTATGATTATCTGTCTGATGCTTTAGACATTGAATATGTTGTAGGCTCTGATAAGAAATATCTAGGTGCTAGGGTGTTGGTAGCCTTTGGCGGTCCTAATATTTGGATTAACACACGCACAAAGCAAGTAGAGGGCTATTGGTGGGGTGATAAAGCCATTGTGTCTTATAACGCTGATGAGATGGATTTAGACTCAGCACTCGAAGATTTGTATAACTGTTAAGGGGTTAATTATGACTAAATATAAAGTTTATAGCTCACAGATTGTCTATCATGTCTTAGAGGTAGAGGCTGAAACAAAGGAACAAGCTGAAGAGCTTGCATTTAATAACAGCGACGATTGGCAGTGGTTTGATTGTGGCAATTGGCAAATTGAACAAACTGAAGAGGTTAAACAATGAGCTACAAAGAACATGAACTAGAACAAGCCTATGACAGGCTAGAAGATAACTATTGGGAGTTAATTGATTGGCTAAAGCTACACGCACCGCTAACTCTTAACGCATTCAAACACAGAGAGAAAGAAGAGGCTACACAATGACTAAAGTAAAACTAAGTAAATACACAAACCAAAACCCACCGATTAACGATAAAACCTGGCAGTATCACAAGTTTAACGACATTCTAGCTAGGTTCAAGGCTATGGGCAGTTACTATGGAAGTTATAGCACTACTTAAAAATAAACCTATGACAGGCAAGCAATTGATTGTTGAGCTTGGTGTCGAAGATGAACCCAATCTAGTTCATTGTGTCTTAACTGCACTCAAGAAAAGAAAAGCTGTTATATGCGTTGGAAAGGCTGTGGAGGTCACGATTACAGGTCGTAGTAGGCTAGTATCACTGTATCACTATATCGAGCCAGAAAAGCCCTATAAACCACGCAAGCAAGGTAAGAAAAAGCGTTACTATCGAGTAGATTTAGACAAAGCACCCACAAAGGACAGATATTTAACCCTATTATTGAAAAAGAACCCTCAATTCTTACTGTATTCTAATGAATTGGGTATTACAAGAGGTCATTATGACAAAGACTGAATTATTACAGCGTAGTCTATACAGTATCGCTAAATATGACCATGAAACTAAGGACTATATCCGCTATAATCAGCTCTTATGGTCTAATATACAGGGTTTAGACAATGAGGCTATTGAAGAGGCATTGATACAATTAACAGAGGCTAATTTATGATTGAACGATACGAATTAAGAGATTCAGAGGGTGATTTAGTCAGAATCTTTATGTCGCACGAAGAGGCGGTAAAATACATGACCGAAGGGGACTATTTGGTAGCAGTTAAGACACCGCCAAAGCCTAAAATCAGTGCTTATGAGCAAGCTATTAAGAAAGTGGGATACTCTTTATTCTGATAATGCCTATAAAACGCTCTAAATCGCTCTGTATTGGGTGTAAATGGGTGTATTAATGGGTGTGGCTAGGTAGTATAATTTAAATTGATTCTAGGAGGTATTTTGAAAGTATTAGTAGCGTGTGAGTTTAGTGGGTCTGTAAGAGATGCATTCATCGCCAGAGGCTTTGATGCTATGTCGTGTGATTTAGAGCCAACAGACACACCTGGACCGCATTATCAAGGTGATGTTTTTGACATCATTAACGATGGCTTTGATTTAATGATTGCTCACCCACCTTGCACACATTTAGCGGTGAGTGGTGCTAGACATTTTGCTAAGAAGAGAGCAGACGGCAGACAACAACAAGGCATAGACTTCTTTATGGCTTTGGCTGACTGCAATATACCTCACTATGCAATTGAAAACCCTATTGGGATTATGTCTAGTGTTTATCGTAAACCTAATCAAATCATTCAGCCTTGGCAGTATGGACACGATACAACTAAGGCTACTTGCTTATGGTTAAAAGACTTGCCTTTGCTAAAGCCTACTAATATCGTGGACAAAGGCGGTATTTGGACTGCTAAGAGCGGTAAACGAATGAGTCAATGGTTTTATGAAAGTAGCTTGCTACCACCTAAAGAGCGTGAGAAAATGCGTAATAAGACCTTCCAGGGCATCGCTGATGCTATGGCAGACCAATGGGGTAATTATCTTAAGGAGAAACAACTATGAGATGTTCATGCTGTAATGCAACATTGACTGATTATGAGGTGACTCTTCGTCATGCGGTATCAAAGCAATTCATTGAGATGTGTTCTGCTTGTCTTAAGGATACAAACATACCTGTCGATGTTCGATATGACTTGATGTCAGAGGTTGATACTGATTTAGTGGAAGACCTACTTGATGGCAATGACGATGACTTCTACGATGAACCTGAAGATGACCTATATAAGGATATGTGGGATGAGCGTTAATACACTAGGGTGTACACACCTCTATATAGACCTATATAGTAGTACTATGATGACACTCTATAGAGAACAAGCTACATCAAGAAGCAATCTAAAGATAGGCTATGTAGGAAAAAGTATTATAACGATGTTTGTAAATGTTGTCAAGAACTTTATTTTGTCTTTACCTATTGACTTTTTGTTCTTGTCTTCTTTACTATGTATCAACACAAAGGAGAAATGATGATTCACTTACACACAATGACCAAAGAAGAGTTTGACGAATACTTTAGACACAATGTCTTAAACGATACTGCCGAACTAGTGCTAAAGTATGGCTATGATGATGTTATGTCGGATTTAGCTAGTATCGTAAACAACAAGCTAGATAACTTAGAGCCTGTTAAATGAAAGAAGCTCTACTTGTTCTTGGCTTTGTCTTAACCTTTATGGGTGGTTTTGCTTATGGTTCGTTGGCTCACTATGTGGACAATATAGACCATTGCACCACTTACAGACAGGGTGCTACGACATGGGTAGGATACAGGGCAATCAGCGAGAACTATGAACGCAGATGCTTTTGGTTAGAAGACAGATTCCCGAACAGGGTAAGACAAGGGGTAGAAAGATGAGTGATTTAGTTTATCGCTTACTAAAGCGAGCAGAGATTAGACGACAGATAGACACTCGTAAATCTGTGCAAAACAACGAACCAGACCGCATAGCGGATTTGTTAGAAGAAGCAGCAGTTGTTCTCAATAAGTTCACTACGGTGTTAGAAGATATTGCTAACGATTATCCTGAGCTAAGTCATGACAAGGCTCGTATGCAAAACCTAGAACATATCAAGTGGGCTAAAAAAGTATTGGAGATATTAAGATGATGGACGAAGCAACTAAACTAAAGATTGAACAGGCTGACAAGATATTGAAGAAGATTAAAGATGATGGGCTTGATGCTCACTTCTTCCTGTGTTGGGAAGCCCTAGAATACTTCCTGTATGATGTCTTGCACGATGAAGACTTTGAAAGACTTAAAAGAAAGTTTGGTGTTAAATGAACATGAAAGAATCAAACAAACAGTTTGACGATGTGAAAGCTTCGCTTCACACGGAAGCATGGCAACTAGCTAAAGAGTTGGATTCAATGGGTAGTGCTTATACAGAGTGTATTAAAGCATCTGCCATGATTCGCAGACTTGTAGGTGAGTTGAATAAATACAAGATGGCTTGGAATATGGCTGAGAATGAACTGGAAAAAGCTGAAGAAAGAAATCTAAAGATTGTTCGTAAGAATGAGCATCTTTTAGGTGAGTTCTTTAGATTTAAAGAAGAACTAGAATGTGCTTTGGACTACATCAAGCAATATCAAATAGAGGTAAAAGATTAAATGACTAAATCTAACTTTGTAAAACATACCAATTGTGACAACTGCGGTTCGTCCAATGCGAACAGTTTGTATGACGATGGACACACCTACTGTTTTGTCTGTGAAACATACAAGAATGAAGATGGCTCTATCGAGCTTAACAAGAAGGAAACTAAACCAGTGAACAAGGACTTGAAATTCTATGACAATGCTTCTACTAATGCTATCTCTAATCGTGGTATTTCTCAGACTACTTGCTTAACCTATGGAGTAAAGCAAGACCCACAAGGTAGCAAGCACTATTACCCTTACTTTGATGCTGATGGTGTGATGGTGGCGATTAAGACCAGAGATGTGCCTACAAAGAACTTCTCTATCTCAGGTGAGTTCAAAGACGCTACTTTGTTCGGTCAGCAGTTGTTTGCCAAAGGCGGTAGAACATTGACAATCTGTGAAGGCGAAGCAGATGCTCTAGCAAGCTATCAGATGCAAGGCTCTAAGTATGCGGTTGTTAGTATCCGCAACGGTGCAGCAGCAGCTCTGAAGGACTGCAAAGCCAATTATGAATACATTGATAGTTTTGAAACTGTTGTGCTTGACTTTGATGCTGATGAAGCAGGTAGAAAAGCAGCTCAATCAGTCGCTGAGTTGTTTGGCGGTAAAGTAAAGGTGTTAAAACACAGAAAGGATTTTAAAGATGCTTGCGATTACCTTAAGGCTGGTGCTGCTAAAGAATATGTTGATGCTTGGTGGCAATCTCCTAATTATATTCCTGATGGCATTATTCAAGGTAACTCCCTCTGGGAAGTTGTATCAACACCTATTGAGAAGGCTGATTGTGACTATCCATATGAAGCACTTAATAAACTCACCTATGGCATCAGAAAAGGCGAGTTGGTCATGGTCACTGCAGGAAGTGGTCTTGGGAAGTCGCAGTTTCTCCGTGAAATTGTTTGGCACATACTTAACAAAACAAATGACAACATCGGACTTATGTTTCTTGAGGAAGGTGTCCGTAAGACAGCTCGTTCCCTCATGTCTTTGGCAGTTAATAAACCGATTCATTTACCCGATGTGGAAATAACAGAAGAGGAACTAAAGAATGCTTTTGATAGAACACTTGGAACTGATAGGCTATATCTTTTCGACCATTTTGGTTCTAGTAGCCTTGACAATATCGTCAATCGAGTGAGATATATGGCTAAAGGTCTTAACTGTGGCTACATCATGCTCGACCATATTTCTATAATCGTGAGCGGAGGAGATGTAGGAGACGAAAGAAAGGCTTTGGACGCTATCATGACTCGTTTAAGAATGCTTGTCCAGGAGACTGGAATCAGTTTAATATGCGTTTCTCATCTCAAAAGACCGAGCGACCGTGGACATGAAGAGGGAGCTGCGACAAGCCTCGCTCAACTAAGAGGCTCTGGTGCAATAGCCCAACTTAGCGACATTGTTATCGGTCTTGAAAGAAACGGACAAGCCGAAGACCCAATAGAACGCAATACTACTAAGATTAAGGTCTTGAAGAACCGCTATTCAGGTTTTACAGGAGGAGCGGGACATCTTTTATATAACGGCTCAACTGGTCGTATGTTAGAGATTATTGATGAATTATAACTTGACATTTTCTTTGACTTGTGGTAGCATTGTGTATGGTCAAATAAAGGAGATAGTATGAGAAAATGCAGAGTTTGTAAAAATGAGTTGCCTGACGATAAGTTTGGCATCACTAAAAAGAAGGATAAACAAAATGTTGTTAGAGAATACAGGGACACAACTTGCATGGTTTGCCGTCGTCAAAAGTATTTGGCAAAACCAGGTAAAAGAGAGCTACATCGTCTTGGTAATCAGTCTTGGTATCATAACAATCCTGAAAAGGCTAAGTCTCAAAGGCTTAAACGCTATGGGATTGACTACGAAGGATATAACAAGCTTAGAGAAGAGCAATCCTGTTCTTGTGCAATATGCGGAAAACATGAGACAGAAGTTTCGCAAGGAAGAGCAAAGACACCTGCAACAGCACTTCATGTCGACCATTGTCATGAAACACAAGCTATTAGAGGACTTCTATGCACTAATTGCAACACTATTCTTGGGAAGTGTTATGATAATGTATCTATTCTTATGAATGCTATAAAATATTTAGGAAAGAAGCCATGAGCTATAAACAGAAACAAGATTTATTAGACGCAGCTAGAGAGTATGCGAAGACTGACGAATACTCAGTTACTCGCAACTACATCTTGGCATTGTGTAACGAGGTTGAGCGTCTTAGAAACCTTAACAGAGATGTCCTAGCTCGTATTCAGGACAATCGTGAGATGTTTGAAGATGCTGAACGCTATCACTGGCTCAAGACTGCGTCATGGGATTTACCTGAAGAAGTAATTGCACCTACAGTCATCTCTTGTGATGGTCGTGGCAACCGATGGGAATGGCTCACAGGCATTATGCTTGATGAAGCTATTGATAAATTTAGGAAGGAAGAGAAATGAAAGCATTTTCAGGAAAACAAACTGTTTGGAATGAAGAAACTGGCTACCATGTAGATGTTAATCATGGCGGTATGGATTTAAGAGATTACTTTGCTGCTAAAGCTATGCAAGCCTTAATCAATGATGAAAAACTTAAATCTACCATTATTGAAATGAATGAGCATATTTCAAAAGTAATCCCAAAATTAGCTTATGAGTATGCTGATTCAATGATGAAAGCGAGAGAAGTATGATTAACGAACACGACATCGCTGATATGTGTCAGCTAGACAAACTCCATGAAGG